CATGTCTTATCCGCCGCTGCAGTAATTCGGTTATTAGAAAACGATTTGGATCCTATAGTATTTTATAGGTTCTTACGATATGACGTGACAGATGAAGATGAAATATCATCTGAGCCCAGACGTGGAGAAGGTAATATATTCTTGCTTACAAAGAAGTTATTCTGGGAAGTCGGAGGATACGATGAAGATTTCGCTGGCTATTATGGAGGTATAGGAAATATTTTCCGTAAGGAGTTATTCCGTAGAGCAGAGCAAATCATATTTGATGATATCCCCTTATTCCATTTTACTTACTTAGATGGGTTTGTTAGGGATTGGGATAGAAAGAGATTCCATGTAAATGCGGATAGCTTTGTGCGTAGGAAACTGAATCGGGCTAGAGAGGAATACAACCCGAGAAATCCTTTACGATTTGATTGGCAAAAATTGATATAATATGGAAACATTAGAAATTAAAACAGATCAAGGCTTGCAAATTGTCTTACTTCTCAACTCTGAGTATCAGATTCGGAGAGTTGAGCGTGGAGGCAAGGAACGTCTTGTAGTTCCTGTTGTTATGATGGTGGAAGGAGTTCATAATGGAAATCGTGGACCATTACTCCATCTAGCAGAGGAATTTGGAAAGTCTCCGGAAGATTGGAATGGTATTCCTGTTACCGTCCATCACCCAGAAGATGAGAATGGCAATAACATATCTGCTAATTCTCCTGGGGTAGTATCGGTAGGCGAGGTGTTAAATGCTCATATGGATGAAGATAATAAGTTGCGGGCTGAGGTATGGTTGGATGAGCAGATACTAAAAGATACCGAGGAGATTGCCTGGGAAGCTATTACTAATATGAATCCATTGGAGATTAGTACAGGCTTACTTAGTGAGGAAGAACAAGAAACAGGAGAATGGAATGGAGAAACTTACAATGCCATTACTAGAAATCCGAGACCGGATCATCTCGCTCTTCTGCCCGGAGAGACTGGTGCATGTTCTTGGAATGATGGTTGTGGTATTCGTGCTAATAAGGAAGGAGGAAAGGAGAAAACTATGGAAAGAACAATTAACAAGTCGGCGGATGTGGATAAGAAACAATATCTCGCAGATCTGATTGCCAATGCGGAATTGGGTTATCGTGAGACAATGTCAATTATTCAATCCAAACTGGACACCATGGACACTGATGTTAATTATCACTACCTACAGGAAGTGCATGATGACTTTTTTGTTTATGAAGTCTCGCCGCGTGGAAGAAGTGGTCCTTTGAAATTTTACAAACGCAATTACTCTGTAAATGAAACCGGAGAGATTGAGTTTGCTACAGAGGAACCCACGGAAGTGCGGAAACAAACAGAGTACGTCGCTCTCAAGGAGGGTGAAATCGTACGTACTAAATTTTCTAATAATAATACTAAAAAGGAGGTAAACACGATGAGTGAAAAGAAGGACAAGCCTTGTTGTGAAGATGTGGTTGACGCGTTGATCGCGAACAAAGAAACCAAGTTCACTGATGAGGACAAAACGTGGCTGCTAACCTTGGAGGAAAATCAACTTGCAAAGATCGTCCAGGACGAGGTGCAGGAAGATCCTCCTGAGGAAGAGACAGCTTCTCAGCTGAATGCTGAGCAGGCAAGACAAATCATGAAGGACTCGATCAAAACGACTGAGGATTTTATGGCGTTTATGCCTGATGGAGAAATGAAGGATCAGATGAATACTGGTTTGGCACTTCATAAACAACGCCGGGAGGGAATGGTGAAAGCCATTATCGCCAACACTGAAAAGGATCTTTGGAAAGAAGAGACTTTGAATGGTATGGACTTCAATGTTTTGACAAAATTGTATAAGTCCATCAATACGACGACAGTAGATGGAGGAGCTGATTATACACTAAACGCCGAACCGGTGGTTAATGAATCAGTGGAGGAACCATTGCTGCCACCTGGAGTAGAAGTAGAAACTGCAAAAGAATAATGAAAGGAGGATAAAAATGGCAAAGAAAACTATTAAAGTTAAGAAGTATTCGGACGTAATTGAAGAGTTAACCGCAACAGCGGTAGCTATACGTCCAGGAGAACTGGTTGAAATTACCAGTGCTGGAACAATACAGGCTCACTCTACAGCGGGTGGTAGTGTTGTTCCACCTATGTTTGTTTTGGAAGACGAACTGCAAGGCAAAGCTATCACTGATAGCATTGCTGCCTCTGCTAAAGCACAATGCTGGATCCCTTATCGGGGTGATCAAGTCTATGCTTGGCTAGAAGATGGCGAAACTGCTGTAATAGGTAGTTTGCTGGAATCAAGTGGATCTGGAACTCTGAAGGTACACGTCCCTGACGTTGAATCTTTTGAGTCCGCTGACCCTGGATCGATCACGGTCGTGAATAACCAGATTGTTGGCGTAGCTCTCGAAGCTGTAGATCTCTCGACTTCTGCTAACTTATCAGCAGATGGTAGAATTATAATCAGAGTTGTTTAATCATAGAAAGGAGGAAAAAAGATGCCAAGAGAACAAAATGTAGACTTACTTGGAAGAAATGGCCAAGGTCAAGGAGAAGTGGCGAATTACCTGCTGTCGAATAACCGGATGGATCCCGGAACATTGCGTCCCTATGTAGGGAGTGATGGTTTGGGTTATATAGCGGTTTTCAATGGTGGTGACGCTAAAGATCCTAAGAATTATAAATCCGTTCCTATCCAAACCAATGCCACCCTTCGCAGGGATGAATGGAAACGTTTGGACGATGCGGTCATGGGTATTGCTGAGACGAGACTCGGTGGTGTTCAGGATTTAATCTCGAACGGGTTGACGTACAACCTGGGAAATGCAATGGGAACAACCGTGCTGGAAACGCACGATGTAGGTGATGCTCTGGATGCTGATCTGACGATGGATGGGGTGACCCGCGCGCAGAATGACCGTCCTGAGTGGAAACATAATTACCTACCTATTCCGATAATCCACGCTGATTACGAAATAAACACTCGTGCATTGGCTGCAAGTCGGAATATGGGAAATGCCATTGATACTACTCTTGCGGAGCGTGCCTCTCGCAAAATCAACCTGAAGCTCGAGCAGATGCTTTTCACGGATACAAGTTATTCTTGGGGAGAAACTGACTCTTATTCAAGGAACACCATATATAGTTATGTTAACTTCCCAGACAGGAATGAAGTGACGTTGTCGACGAACTGGGATGCTTCCGCCAAGACTGGGAAAGCTATTGTTGATGAAGTGCTATCTATGAAACAGACAAGTATTAACAACATGCATTACGGTCCAACTTGGATGCTTTATGTTCCGACTGCGTATGAAACCATCCTTGATGAGGATTACGTAGGAGCAAATCCTGACACCCGTACTGATTCAACAATCCGGGAGAGGATCCTGAAGATTGCCGGAATCAAGGGAGTTAAGGTGGTTGATACTCTTACTGCTAATAACGTACTTTTGGTTGAAATGAATACTAATACAGTCAGACTTATTCAAGGTATGGGTATTCAGAATGTCGAATGGCAGACCGAAGGTAAATTCATCAATAAGTACAAGGTAATGACAATCCAGGTGCCTCAGATTCGTTCTGACCAGAATGGCAAATGTGGGATTGTTCATCTTGCTGCATAATTTAAGTAATCACTAATCATGTGATTCTTTTAAAACTTGAATAAAATGGAACGTACAAAGAAAACAAAAGAAGTTGATGCTTCTGCAGAAAAGAAGGTTGAATTCCGCAAAACAGGCGGTGGAACTTTCCGCTTAGCTAATGGCAGAATTATTAAACCTGGGCAAGTATTTAAAGTTTACCCAAGTCAAATCCCAAAGTCTTTCAGAGATTCTCTACTTCCCCTGCAAGATCTACCGCCTTCTCCGGAAGAGAGGAAGATCGACGTAGCTGATCCTAATTATTCCTTGGTCGCCCGTGGTGGTGGTTGGTTTAATGTTGTTGACGCTAACGGGAAAGTTATGAACCAAAAGGCTTTGAAACAAGCGGAGGCTGATAAGCTCCTTGATGATTTGACATCAGCATGACCTGGAGAGTCCCACGGTTATGGGAAGGTGGCGAGTGTTGGATATTAGGAGGTGGTCCTTCCTTACCGCGACAATTTGAAGTCCCGGAGGAAGTCATTGAACAAGTCCTATCCAAAGAACTCCCACTGAGTGCCTATTCACCCTATATGGCTTCTATTCATGGAAAACATGTGATAGGAGTTAATATGGCGTTCCTGATAGGCGACTGGATTGATATGTTATTTTTCGGAGACAAGAAATGGTATTTTACTAATAGAGAGCTTGTGGCAAAGTACAGAGGATTGAAAGTTACATGCCAGCCTCATTTTAATAAAAAAAAGTTTGTAGACGAGCATATCAAATTTCTAGCCCAAGATAGAAACCACCCTACAGGGATTAGTGCTAACCCACACATGGTCGCTTGGAACGTAAATAGCGGTGCGGCGGCAATAAGTGTGGCAGTAAGTACGGGAGTAAAGAGAATTATATTGGTTGGCTTTGATATGCGGCTGGATGATAATAAACGCCAGCATTGGCACTCAGAGTATGGGACCTTTGGCAAAGATCATAAGGATGGAAAGAAATTGCCATTCCATCGGCATATATTAGGCTTCCCCAAGATAGCTAAGGAAGCAAAGGCATTAGGAGTTGAAATTATTAATGCTAGCCCAGACAGTGCTATCGAAGATTTTCCGAAAATAAGTGTTAAAGAGTTAGTAAATGGAAGAGCTCAAAAGTAGATATGAGTGGTTAGCTCCCACGATTAATGAGCGTGGTTATGTGATTGGGGCTGAGGTAGGATGCCGAGCAGGTGCTACTGCTGGATATATTTTGAGGAATTGTCCAGATTTACAAGTGTTGTATGCAGTTGATTTGTGGGGACAGACACTTATCCCAAAACAGAAGGCATATTGGCAATCTATTTATGGACATATGCCTCCAGCTCGGTATCGTAATTGGCGTGTTAAATTTGATAAGAATATCGAGCCATTTAAAGATCAGGTGAGAATATTACAGGGAGTATCATGGGAGATGGCAGGAAATGTATTGGATAATAGCTTAGATTTCGTCTTTATCGATGCTGATCATACTTACGAGTCTGTTAGGAAAGATATTAAAGCTTGGACTCCAAAATTGAAAGATGGAGGTATGCTTAGCGGTCATGATGATCACCTGGAGGGAGTTCTCAAGGTATTAAGAGAGTGTATCCCGAATTGGATCGCCACAGGAGTGGATTACGTATGGTATTGCAATAAAGAAGATGTATTATGTCCGTAAACCAATCACCTATATTAATAGCCGGTCCGCCTAGATGTGGAACTACCATGTTAGCCGGATTAATGCTATCCTTGGAAGACATTTGGGTAGGACGTGCTCGCACGACTATGTACCCAGGATCAAATCCAGACATTGCTACAGAGAATCTTGACATAAAGAATTTGATGAAGCGTGATGCTAGAAATTTACATTATACCAATTGGCAAACTCCATTCCCAGAGCAACCAGTAGAATGGTATGATTTGAAAGAAGAAATTGAGGAATTGATACCTGATGATACCAGATGGTTTGTTAAAACATCTTGGACGTTAACATTTCATGAATTCTGGAAGCAAGCCTATCCATCGGCTTTATGGGTATTCCCAATTCGAGAGGTTAGGCAGATTGTAAAGAGTATGAAACGCCACCCTGGAATGCGTCGTAGATCTGATCAGATGCAGCGGAGCTTTGTTGATGCTTTGGTGAAACGCCAGGATTTGGTTCGTCGTGAGGTTCTCAACTCTATTGATGTAGATGTGTTTCTCATATCGAAAGGTGATAAGTACGAAATAAGCTCGTTCCTTAATTTTATTGATACTCCCATTGATTGGGAGGTAATAAATAAATGGATTGAGCCAGGAAGGATGCAAGGATGAACAAAGAACAAGTAAATATAATATGTTTATATTGGGTAGGAGAATTCCGGGGAAGAAATTTCTGCGATAATGATGTTGCTCGATTACGTGAGAGTGTAGATAAACATATAGATCGACCATATACATTTTATTGTCTCACGAATAAAATGGATGCTGATATACCTGCTAAGAAGATTGAATTATTACACCCAGAATGGCCGGGATGGTGGTCGAAGATGGACTTACATCGCTCTGATCTACCTGAAGGAAGAACTTTGTATTTGGATTTAGATTCTCATGTAATAAGTGATCTCGGACCAATGTTAGATTACCCTGGCGATCTGGTTATGTTTGATACGCGAACTTCTCCACGGAAACAACGAAGAGCAGATCATTACTTCAAAACCGAAGGTATTGTTTGGCGATATCAATCAGCCGTAATGTTATTTGATCCTGGGGCAATGAGTTGGCTTTATGATAGATTTTTAAAAGATCCTGATCGTTGGATGGAGAGATTTCGCAGTGAGCAGGATCTGATGGGAGAATGGATACCAGATCAACCAATGTTCCCGGCTCGTTGGATGATTAAATTAGCGACATTCCGAACACAACCAAATACATCAATTAACAAAACTATTATTATAACGGGACAACCAAAAGATATTGATTTCAGAAATCCTGAATGTACGCCATGGTTAGAAAAATTAGCAAGATAATGTATGTAATATGTTTCTATTGGCAGGGTGATCGATGGCAGACTCCGAGTTATGTTGAACCAGCTGATCATGAGAATCTACAACAAAAGAATATGAATCGTTTGGGTGTAGTTGAATCTACCCTTCCACCTAGGTATGTCAATAATCTGTATCGTGGCGTAAAAAGATACGCGGATCGGGAGTTCACCTTTATTTGCTTTACTAATGAGAAATTGAAAGGATTAGATCCAAATATTGAGATTCGTAAGTTTCCTATGTGTACTCTGGATGGCGTGCTTCCTAGATTATACATGTTTAGTGAAGAGGCTGGGTTATTTGGTCATCAAGTGTTATGCCTTGATATCGATATACTAGTCGTGGGCTCATTAAAAGATCTGATGTCCTATGATGGAACTTTCTGTGCTAGATCGAAATTCAAGCATGGTGAGGAGTATAAGTTGGATGGGGATGTCATGAGCTTTAAAGCTAATAAGGAAACTGAAGCTTTATTTTGGAGCCCATTCGTCAAAGATGTTGAGCGGGCAGTGGAATTTACCCAAGGGCGAGAAAGGTATTGGGTTCGTTATGTTGCTAATGATATTGCTGATCGTTGGGATACCTTTGCTCCTAAACAAGTTTTGAGTTATAAGAATCATATAGAGAATGGGATTGTTCCTGAGCAGGCAGCTATTATATCATGTCATGGAGTTCCTAGACCGCACCAGATCAGAAGTGGTTGGATTAAACCGTATTGGAGATAATGTGGATAGATGTAAAAATACCGTATGAGCCGAAAGGAAAGCTAGCCGATGCTTATAATCGAGCTATGTTAAATACGACAGCCCCGTGGGTGCTTTTACTGGATCATGATGTATTCCTATCTTGTAATCCTCATTGGTATGATATATGCTTAGAAGCTATTAACAGGGCTGAGGAGGATTCCGCTGTAGGATTACTAACAAGCGTTGTTAATGGTTGTAGTGATCGTTCTCAAGGTCCAGGCGTAGAGATTACCAAAACTCCAGATCTGGATACTCATGTTGATATTGCTCAACAGCTTTACAAGACTCATGGGTCATCTATCAAGCGGGCAGATTCTTTTTACATCACAGGATTCTTTATGCTCGTGAATTGGAAGGTTTGGCAAAAATTAAAATTTCGTAGCCAAGGTAAAGGAGTAAATAAAATAGATCACGATTATTGTAAGCGATTACTCGCAAATGGATATTCCATTTATACAATGCCAGGATTATACGTGTATCATCGCAAAAACGTAAGAAAGTTAAATTGGAACCAATGAAAGACCCTATTTTAATAACAGGATGCGCTCGTAGTGGCACTAGCATGATTGCTGGAGTGATTAATATGTGTGGCGCGTTTGGTGGTGATATGTCTGGTCCTAATCATAATAATAGGAAGGGCATGTTTGAAAATGCTAAGATCCGACAAGATGTTGTGAAGCCTTACTTCAAGCAGATCAAGGTAGATCCTATGGGACAATATCCATTACCTGATGTTGATAATATGTTAATTCCAAGAGAATGGAAAGGGAAGATACGGCAAGTTTTGATTGATGAAGGTTATGAGGAAGGACCTTGGATGTATAAAGGTGCGAAGATGTGCTTACACTGGCCAGTCTGGCACTATGCCTTCCCAAACGCAAAATGGATCATAGTTCGCCGTAGAACTGGAGACATCATACAGTCTTGCATGAAAACAGGGTTCATGACAGCCTTCGGTAATTCCACTAATCAAAAAATGGTGCAGGTAAAGGATGAACAAGACGGATGGAAATGGTGGGTTCATCAACACGAAGCCCGATTTGTTGAAATGATGAATGAAGGATTAAATTGTAAAATCGTATGGCCTGATCGTATGGTACGTGGAGATTACCAGCAGTTGTATGAAACAATTGATTGGCTGGGACTGGAATGGAAATCAAGCGTGCTCGATTTTATTGATCCTTTATTATGGCATAGTAGAAAACAAGAAAAACAACCTAACCATGGTATATTTAATAACAGGTAAAGCAGGAGCAGGCAAGACTCATTACGCAGAAGCGCTTGCTGAGGAGTATAAACAAGCAGGGTTTAGTGTTGCTGTCGTTGATGGTGACGTGCTCCGTGAGAAAAGAAAAAATGATGATTATACCGATAAAGGTAGAATCTTGAATCTAATGGATGCGGCTGAGATGGCTGCAGAGCTTGAAGCAGAAGGAAAAATTGTGATCTGTGCTTTTGTCAGTCCAAAGAGAGAGTGGAGGGATGCAATGCGTGAGTATTGGAGGATGAGCATTGTCGTTTATATCCCAGGTGGAACCTTATGGGAGGGAACCAAATATGAACGACCTACAGATGGAGAATTAACATTACACGCTTTATATAAGGCAAAAGGAGGGAGAAGATCATGGCAGTAAGAGTAACAGCAACAGAAGTAAAATTAATCATGCCGGGATGTACGGTGGCTGATCCTACCATTGATGTTTTTATCACCGCGGCAAATCTGACTATTAATTCGATCTTTGTGAATGATACAGTCACAACTGAAGCGCTACTGAAAGAACTTGAGCGGTGGTTTGCTGCTCATCTTACTTCATCAACTTCTTGGAGATTAGCTGCTCGTGAGAAGGTTGGTGATGCTGAGATAGAATATGGGAGTAAAGTAGAATATGTTGGAAAGGGCTACGATCTACTCAGATCTACAGTGTATGGTCAGACTGTCTTGGCATTGGATACGACAGGCAAGATGAATAAGGTCGGTAAGAGAGCAGCTACTTTATACGCAGTAGAAAGTTTTGACGAATGAGCATAACAGATACCATAGCAGCAGCTTGCGTTCAGACCGCAGTGTATTGGGGGAATCCAGTACCAGATGGGTATGGCAGTTTTACATTTGATACTCCTGTTGAGATTGCTTGTCGTTGGGAAGATCGAACTGGTACTTTTATGAGTAATAAGGGTGAGCAGATCTTCTCAAAGGCTCATGTTTTCACTACACAGGATGTAGACGAAAGAGGTTGGATATACCTAGGAGAGCTTACAGATCTGGATAGTGATCCAGATGATCCAAAGATAATTGATAACGCATATGAAATTAAACGTTTTGACAAATCACCGTCGTTACAATCGACAACTGAGTTTGTCCGTAAATCATATTTATAATGGCAGCTAGTTCACGTATGGGGCATATAAAGCGGATCTCTAGGCAGGGATTGTCACGCTCAACGGTGGGAGCTAGAAAGATACAGGGCATGGATAAAGTGGTTGCTAATTTGCAAAAAGAGATCAATAAGATGCGGAAAGGATCTATACTTGGATTGGTTGAGGCTGTGGCATTCATCCACGCTGATACGGAAAAGACTCCGCCGATAACGCCATTGGATCTTGGTGATCTCCGACTTAGTTGGAGCACTCGTCTTTGGAGACGAGCAAAGAGGAGTTATATTATGTTTGGATACACAGCAAACTATGCATTGTTTGTGCATGAGTTATTAGGAGAGATTAATTGGTCTCGTCCTAACTCAGGAGCTAAGTGGTTTCAGTATGCTATATATAGGAATCTACCAGTAATTAAACATATAATTCGCAGAAACGTAAGAATGGGAGGAAAATGAACGCACAATCAGAGGATATAAAAGATATGTTGGTAGCGGATAGTTCTTTAGGACTTATATTCGCGACTAATTTATTTATCGGGTTAGAGCCAGCTACTCCCGATGAAACGGTTACTTTATTTGATACAATGGGACTCCCTGAGCAATTAACATTGACTCCAGGAGAAATTTACGAATACCCATCGATACAGATAAGAGTCCGTAGTAATGATTATACAGTAGGCTGGGCATTAACAAATGATATAAAAACCTCGTTACACGGCCGGGCACAAGAGACGTGGAACGGGACTTTATATAGTGTCATCTTTGCCATGGGGAGCGTAGCTTTCCTGGATTGGGATGACTCTGATCGAGCACGTTTTATTATTAATTTTAATTTACAAAGGAGGTAAAAAATGGCTAGTAATGCAGTAGCAGGAGTAGGTACGTTGTTTAGAAGGTGGAGTGGCTCCGGGTGGGTCAATCTTGCCGAAGTCAATTCAATTACCGGACCTGGAATGAGCCGTGATACAATCGATGTTACTTCGTTGGATTCCACCGGAGGGTATCGTGAGTTTATTACGGGATTTCGTAATGCGGGCACTATTTCTCTCGCTATGAACTTCACTCGTAGTACGTACGATTTGATGAAGGCAGACTTTGAGAGTAATGTTGCCGTAAGTTATGAAATTGTATTATCAGATGCAGAAAACACGTCATTTGAATTTGAAGGATTGGTTACAGAATTACCATTGACCATTCCGGCAGACGACAAGATGACAGCGGATGTAACAATCCAGATTACAGGGCAGGTAACCATTAACTCAGGTTCTGGTTCCGCTTAAAATCATACAGCTCTAATCACGAGTTGTTTTTTTATTATTAATCATTAAAAATTCTTAATCATGGGACTTTTAAATCGTGATGCGCTAATTACAAAAGAAGCGCTTGAAATTCAAAAAGTTGATCTTGGAAAAGGTGACTTTGTTTATGTTCGTCAAATGAATGGTTTTGAAAAAGAATCGTTTGAACACAGTATTATTAATTTAAAAGACGATGGCACGGTAGAGCGTCAATCAGATGACTTTCGCGCTAAGCTTGCTGTTTGTACTGTTTGTGATAAAGACGGAAAACTTATACTCAAACGCGCAGATATCAAAGTGATAAGCAGGAGTATGAGTGCAGCGCGTCTCACAAAAATTGCTGATATCGCCAGTGAGATGAATAAAATGGATGAAGAAAGCAAGGAGGAAGTAGCAAAAAACTGATAGGGCGGCCGAGCCGCCAGTTCTATTTTCGACTTTGCAAAGAGTTGGGTTATCCGCATCCAGATTATCTGCTTACTCAGTTGACATCTGCTCAATTGGTTGAATGGGAAGAATATGACAAATTAGATCCCATAGGTAAGTGGAGAGATGAGTTATCGATTGCTTCTGTATGTTCTTTGATAACGAATATTGTTCGACAACTTCACACAAAGAAAGGACATAAAGTGGAGTTTACCAGTCCAGATGATTTTATGATCAAATGGGGAGATGTCGCGAAGCCAGAACCAAAGAAGCAGTCTGTAGAAGAAATGAAAGAGGTAATGCTTGGATTAGTGAGAACTACGAAAACTAAAGATAAAAAGAAATGAACATCGGTCAATTGTGGGCAACGTTAGGAATTGATTCTACTCAATTAGAACATTCTATCGTAGCCATGCGTAAATGGGAAACAAAAGCAAGTGCTTCAATGCTCAGAGTGCAGAAGCGACTGGATACGATTTCGGCTCGTTTTGGAACAATGCGGCGTAGTATGATGACTGGCATGGTCTTGCCAATGGCGCTTATAGGAGCGGCGGCGTTCAAAATGTATAAGGACTTTGAGTTTAGCATGAATAAGGTGGTGAGTCTTGTTGGTGTTGCAAGGAAGCAGGTGGATGCTTGGTCGAAGGAGATATTAACTATGGCTCCGAAGGTTGGAAAGGGTCCCGTTGAGTTAGCTCAGGCATTGTATTTTATTACTTCGGCTGGTATACGTGGAGCGGCGGCAATGGATATTTTGTCGGAATCGGCTAGGTCATCTGCCTCTGGATTGGGTGAAGTCAAAGTAGTAGCTGATTTGCTCACCTCTGCGATGAATGCTTATGGTAAGGAGAATCTTACCGCTGCCAGGGCAAATGATATCCTCACTGCTACTGTGCGTGAGGGTAAGGCTGAAGCAGATCTGCTGGCGCAATCTCTGGGTCTTGTACTTCCAATAGCATCTGCCATGGGAGCAACGTTTGATCAGGTTGGCGCGGCAACTGCTGCTATGACTCGTACAGGAACTAAGGCTGCTACAGCGGCTATCCAATTGCGTCAGATGTTTAACTCTATCTTGAAGCCAGCTAAAGAGGCTGAAGAGGCTTTGGTTCATATGGGCATCTCAAGTGATCAGTTGCGGAGGATAATCACGGAGAAGGGATTAATGACTGCTTTAGTAAAACTTGATACAGTAACAAAGGAATATGGAATAAACGCAGTTGGTAAAGTAATCCCAAATATTAGATCCTTGACTGGGTTCCTTGATATAATGGGTAAAAACTTTGAAGACAACGTAAAACTTACTAAAGCAATACGTGATTCTCTAGGGGACGCCAATAGAATGTTTGAGGAAACCGCACACACTGTTGATTTTCGTTTTAATGCAGCTATTGCGCGTGGACAAAGTAGTATGGTAAAGTTTGGTGAGGCTGTGTCCGCTGGAGTTCTTCCAATCATGGAACGTCTTGGCATGCGTTTTGAGAAGATAGTTGATAGATTTGATGCTCTTACAGATGCTGAGAAAGCAGCTAAGATACAAACTGGATTATGGGTGGGTAAGATATTTATCGCTGTGTTTGCTGTTGAGAAGCTTACAAGAATGGGAAGTAATTTGATTTTTGTATTCCGTGGATTGGCAAAATGGATTGCTAAATCATCGTGGCCTGCATTTGCTGCAGTTATAGGAAAAATTGGAGTAGCGTTTAAAACTGTTGAATTAGCAGTAATTGGTGTTGCCTCAGCATTTGCGGCTATATTAGGCATAGGCTTAGTATTAGGTAGGCGGGTTGAAAAAGACTTAAAAAAGGAGTACGGACTCAGAAAGGCTGGAATAACTTTAATGGGGGATCAGCTTGATGCTTATAAGAAATTAAATGATGTCCAGCGCGAACTTGAATTACGAAGATTGACAGAGATAGAACACCAGAAACAATTAAATGCCCAATATGGTGTGTTTGTAGGTCTTTTAGATTCAGTAGAGGGATTGTCAATGGAGACTTTAGGTCTACCTGGAATGAATATTACTCAAATAGAAAACCTCAGGGATAAGGCCACTGGGACGTTTGGTGATATCCAACGTTATATAGAGGAGTTGAGTAAAACTGCAGAGATTGAGATTCCTGTTGGTTTACAAGCAATGGATCCTGCAGCGCTTATTACTTATTTCACAAGCCAAGCAAAGGTGATTGAAGCAACTCTGATTCAGAATGCTTCTGGGCAAGAATTATACAATGCATACCAAGGGACTTTTAAGGATATTGGTGGTGTGATGGAAGAGGAAATGGTGAAAAGCTCTACCAATATGTCTGATGCTCTCAATACCAATGGAATGACTATGGTAGCTACTATGGGTGTTCTTTCTGATTCAATGTACGATGCATTTAATACAGGCCAATGGCTTACTGATCCAACGGAAGCTTTCTTTACAAGGATAGAAGAAGGCGCAAAGGGTAATTCAGAATTAATGAATCGGATAGCGCAAGGTGGGGCAGATGCGGAAAAGGCAATACTGGAAAAGAAGGCAGCTGATATATTGTCTATAATTTCTATATTAAATACTGAGAAGCTGCGACAGGAAGCGGAAAATCGTAAAAAGTTAAAATCTTTAGCAGAGTCTGAAGTAGGTTTGGGGCTTAGTAAGGAGTTACGATCTATTGCCACAATGGGGACATTGGTTTGGACTGAATTAGAAGTAGCTGAGGCAAAAGTGGGAGCATTTGAAAAAGCATTGGTTTCTCTATCAGAACTCGGCATTAGTCCTACTGATTCTCGTATGCAGAAATGGACTCAATCATTAATAGCGTCTCAGAATGAAGTAGCTCGTCTTGATGTGGATGTGACTGATTTAGCTGAAGCCATGAAAGATCTTCAGACAAAGCTGGCTATTGCGGCTTATAAAGGTGCAGCATTCCAAGATTTTGATGCTGCTCAAGCAAATTTAAAAGCATACGAGGTTTATTTAAACAAGTTAATTGAGAGAAGGTCAGAGTTGATGAGTGTTGCTGGACCAGCAGAAATAACCACTCGAGATTTATCCCATATAGTATGGAACGCAGATCCAGTCATTAAGTACAAAACTGAAATAATGCGGGTGGATGAACAAATAGCTGAGGCAACTGCTGCTATGGAGAAGTTCAAACTAACTGCCGGTAAGCCGACCGGTATGCAAATTTTTCAAGATATTGGTAGACAGACTTCGGAGATTGATGCCTTAATAAAGAAAGGATTTATATCTCCGTTAGATGCCGCAACTGAGAAATATAAAATGTTTGAGAGTGCTTTCACATTGGCTGTATCTGGTGGGACAAAAATGGCTGGTGTGGAATTGACAAACTTCTTGACTATGGCTGAGGATGGAATGGACAAGTTTGGAGAGCAAATGAAGAAGGCGAAGTTCTGGGAAGATTTCGCAAAAGCAGCTCATGATACACTCCAAACAGTCAGTCGAGTTTTTGCTGCGCTTGGTCAACTTTTCCAAACTCAGATGCAGAATGAAATTAGTGCTATGGAAACCAGCACTAAGGCAAGGGGCAAGAGTGAGAAATGGTTGGCTAATGAAAGGGAGAAGATACAAAAGCAGTACTCTAAAAGGATACGAGCGGCTGCTCTTGGTGAGGCTATAATTAATGGTGCTCTCGCTATTGCAAATGTTTGGGCGCATTGGGGATGGAATCCTGTTGTTGCGGCTATAATTTCTGGAATAACCGCAGCTGCCGTTGGAATACAGATTGCTACGATTAAAGCTCAACCAATGGCAGCGGGTGGTATCGTACCTCCTGGTTATCCTAATGATACATACCCAGCTCTATTGACATCTGGAGAAACGGTTCTTCCTGCTAGAAAGGCAAAAGAAGATGGAATGGGAGGAAAGGTTGTATTTAGAATTGAAGGACGAGAATTGGTGGGTGTATTGGAGAAAGAAAAATCAGTTAACGCAAACTTTTAATCATGGCATATAGCTTACATTATATTGCTGGGTATACCAACATCGATGGGAATACTGGAAGAGTACTCATTTATGAAGATAACTACGGGGGTGGTGAGGAAACGTTGACTGCCCGAGCAGATAGCATCAAAGTGCGTTACAACTGGAAAGGTTGGGACGAACCAATCATTGGTGTAACGGCATCCTTTTCCATTGTTAACGAGGAAGATGATTTCTTTGATCTCCTACCACTAATGACTGCCGCGGAGCGAAAGTATTTAGTGGTTATTGAAGAACTTGATAAAGTGCCAAACAAAACATTCTTCAAAGGCTTTTTGAATTGCGAAGACATAGAACAAAAATACTTGATGCGCCAAGATATCCGATTTAATGCTTCTGGGTATCTATCCAAATTGCAATACGTATATGCTCCAACAATTGAAGTTTTGGAGAATGATTCGTTCATTAATATCATTATGGACTGCCTCGACCAAGTTGGCTCCCATCCTTCGGGATTTTCCATTCGCGTTAATTGCTCTTTATATCCAATAGGTGCTCCACTTTCAGCTGGACAGACACTATTCAACAAATGTGGTATTTATAAAGAAACTTTCTGGAAAGATAATATTGAAAGAGACTCGGCATTGGATATCATTAAAAAGATATTGGTTACTTTCGATTGTTATCTTTATTGGTATGATGATTACTACTACATCGAACGGTATGCTGATATTTGGGATGAGTCTCCTGCATATGTAATTTATGTTTCAGGAACTCCTTATTACTCACCAGATACCGGATCTGTATTTAATGCAACCAAGACAATTACTGATTTTGTTGGTCTTATGAAAACCGACACCTCCCAAATGATAAGTATAATTCCAGGACAAAAGGAAGTTGAAATAAACATAGAACAACAACATTTATTTAGTTTGGTAATCAATAATTTTGAAGATGGGGAAT